TTTGAGTTTTTTTTTTTAATGATACGGCGACCACCGAGATCTACACTCTTTCCCTACACGACGCTCTTCCGATCTCCTTCATCAACTGTAACCTGTTGAACAGTTCCCAAATCAGCAATCGTTGCTCCAGTAAGAGTAATTGTAGATGATCCATTAGCATTAATATTTTTACCATTTAAATTGATTTCACATTCATTAATTTGGGATCTTTCAATTTTACTATCTGGACTAGCACCAGTTACAGTTGCTCCAACCGTTTCAACTAATGCCCATTTTGCAATTGTTCCTGCATCTGAAGTGGTTGCACCAGTAAAGTCTATAGCCCCCCCTGAAAATGTTAATGTGGAGCCAGTTACACTTGCACCCGTAACAATATCTGCAGAAATTGTATTAATTGTCAGCCCACCATCAGAATTAGCAGAAAGTAAAGCCGTAACAGGATCATCATCATCCTGTTCATTCAATACTGTGATGATTTGATTCGTTTTTGTACGCCATGCTTCAAAAGTATTAACTAGTGCTACTTCAGTAATACTGCTATCAGATATTGCCATCTTTGTCCTTGCTTAACAATTCTAAAATTTTATTAATATCTTTTTTAATAATATTAACTTCTGTTCTTAGAGTATTTATTTCGTTTCCATTAAATTTCATTGTATTCGCTTGTGATATTTTTTGTCTATGTTTCAATAAAGACTGTTGATCGGTCGCAATAATTGCATTAGAAAACGTATCTCTATGATATCTTGGATCATCTGTTTTTACTATCAAGGCGTACCTTCACTATCAAGAGCGATTGCTCGTAAATTTGCTATTTTAGGTATTCCTATAAAAGAATCCTGCGATACTCTATCTAAAGTCATAACTAATTTAATTGAAAATGTTCTAAATTTTTCATATCTGGCATCCCCTCCAGATATATAAGAAATTTTTTCATCATATGTTTTAAATTCAAAACGTTTAAAATCATGTTCACTTATAGAATAAGTAGTATTTGCAGTTTGTTGTTTCATAAGAACCCAAGATTTTTCATCAAAAGGTTCCGAATCTTCACTAGAAAGAACTTTATAATAAGCATGAATATTAGATCCTCTTGGCTTATATGCATCCATATATAATTTAAGATCAACTGCATCAAAACCCTCTTCTAATGTCACCCGTCTTGAAATATATCTAGCTTTTAAATTACCACCAGAAGAAAATGATACTGCATTTGTTGATGTTTTATTTACAGTACCATTAGCACCTTCACCAACAACACTAATAACTGCAGTTGTTGTCATTCGTACATTATCGATAGTAGCAACCGATCCTCCAATATCCCAGTTAGTAATAGTTGGTGTAGAAATATATCCTGAACCACCATGTTTAACCGAAACTTGATTGATAATACCATTTGCATGAACATTAGCGGCTATTGTTGCAGTATTTGCACCAATATCAGGAGCAGATACTACAAACACACTTGTATTACCTTCTGATGCTACATTACTTGTTGAACTTCCAACTTCTGCAGAATAATAACCAGTACCAGTATTGGACAGAACAATATCAGAAGTTGACAAACTTCCATTATTAATAACATTTTCAATAGTAATAACACCAGTTCTTTGTTCATCAATTACTGGAGATATTAAAGTATTTGCGGTTTCAAAATATGCATTAATTGTAAAACTATTATTGGCTGCCTGTGGATATGTAATTTGTTTTTGTTTTTTGAAATCAACATTTTTATTTTCTTTAAATTTTATATTAGAACCCTTTATTGTTCCCGCCAAATCTGTTGCATAATAATCAAAATTTGTATAAGTATTTGCAAAATTAAGTGATTCTGTCGTTACTTTAAATAAATCTATAGTCGTATTTGAAGTTGCATTTCCACTTGAAACATCAGAATTATCTAATCTAGCATATGCATTCGATGATATAAATTCACATCTATCTAATCGAAACGTTAATCCTTGATCTGATACTTCTTCCCAAACTCCTGCATTTGAGGGCTTGAAAAAACTTCCAACATAAGGTTGTTTTGTTATTTTTTTAGAAGTTCCAGTATGAAAAGCACCATATTCAAAACCAAAAACTTTATATTCACTACTATTAGCCATTATGCAAATTGCATACTCATCTGGAGAAAGAAAGATAGGATGATCAAATTTAAACATTGTTCTTGAACCCTGATCTGTATCACTTTTATTTGCGCTATGAGAATTGCCTAAAAAGCCAGAGGGAAATCCTCCACTTGTATTTGCTACAGGAGTGCTTGTATTTGCACTAATTCTTCCAGGAGTCAGAACAACTTCACTTCCTGGTATAATCAATGATGTACTTGGCAATCCATTGATCATAGGTCTTAATTGTAAAGTTACAGGAGTCTTATTTCCTACTGATGTGTTTTTTTGACTAAAAAATAAAGTTACAGAATCAACAAAAAGACCTGTAGAATATTGATTTTTGTCAATAAAGAAAGTTTGTGCCATCGGATTCAGATAGTCCGTAGACTTAGATCGTCTTCCATCAGAAGATGATCTTGTAATACTATCATCTTTAATATTTTCTCGTCTGGAAATAAAAGGTCTAGCAGAAACAATACCTAATTCACTTTTAGCATCAATTACTCCTGCAGAATGAAATATATCTTCTGCAACCGATGTTGTAACAGCAGTAATATTATCAGGATCATCTGTCACTCTAAAAAGATTTTGACTTCCTGTAAATGTATCAGCAGGAACGTTATAAACTCCTCCAACAACACCCTCAGAAGAAACTGTTAGTGCTGAATCACTAAAATCATAATTTACAAGTGCAGAAATAGATCCATTTGCTTTTGTATTATCTCCTTGAATTACTGTTCCAATAGAAAATGCAGATTGAGTAGACATATCTGTAATTAAAACAGTACAATTATTCTGATTATTTCTATCACTCATGTAAATAATTTTAGCAGTATTACTCGCATTTGATCCAGACCCTTGAATTGTAACTTGTTCAAAATTACCAGGAGTGGTTCTAAACACATTAGATGTACTTACATTTGACAAACTTACAACTGCGGCTTGCTTCACATTAGCCGATATATTTCGATCACTAAAATAAGCATAAACATTTTTGCTTGGTTTCAATCCCTTAGCAACAAAAGTTATTGATTGTTCTCTGACTTTTGGAACTATGCTTAAATTAACTGTTTTATTTCCAATAGACTTAATTATTTTTTCTGGAACACTTCCTGAACTTAATCCAGTTAACGTTTTAGTTTGATATGTTGTTTTTGCTCTTCTATCATTATTTCCTGAATCACCCGTATCTCTTATACCCTCTGTAACATCGTTATTAATTTGTGTTCCCGACCAAATTTCTTCCCAATCATTCCAATGAGTGCCGTGTCCTTTGTTCGTTAAGACACTAGTAACCCAATTATCATATTGTCCTTCAATATTAACTTTTACTTGTGCTTGACCACTCTGATCATACCACGTGTCTCCATATGGATCTAATTTCATTTGACCCATATAATTTTGAACAGAAAAAGGATTTATCTGAAAAGTTTTTTGAGTATTTTTACCATCATTCGATCCTGTAAGAGACATTTCTATAAACGTATTTGTTGCAAATGGTAAAGTTAATATACCAGAATTATTCACTATAGTCGAAAAAGCAGATGCTCCAGAAGAATTTGCATTAAATCTTAATGGATGTAAATCTGAATTAAAAGATGGTCTCAAAAATTTATTGGCATAATCAACTGCCATAACAAAGTCATCATTAAAAACATCTCCGATATTATGTCCTGCAAAAGGTTCTACAAGAATTCCATTTTTAAATCTATCATTATTGTTGCCATCAGTAATAACTAATCCATCAGCTTCTTTTTCTAATAGGCTAAGAGAAACATAATATTCAAGATTTTCAATTCTTCTTTCAAGTTTACCAACATCTCTCATTGTAAATCTCTTATTATCAACATAATTTACTTTTACATCATCTGGATTAAAAGTATATGCGGGTATTTCAAGATTATACAATGTCATTGAATCGTCATCATCGGCAGGCAATTGTGGAGATTTGTCTGATACTCCTTCAAGTATATCAAACGTTTTATCTCTATTCAATACAATTTTATCTTTTCTTGAAATATAATAAGTATAGTCTGCATCAAAGGTGTAATCATAATCAGGTAGTGCTTTTTCATTGAACACATTTGATGTTGCTGTAATATCATTATTTTGTGAATTAGTTCCATCAGATGTTTCAAAACCCAATCTTTTAGGTCTAAAATCGATCATATCTCTTAATTCAACTTTTACACCAGTTGTTGGACTTGTGTATGATGGAACATTATCATATGCTGTATTTCCAGAACCAGACCAAATGTAAGAATCAATTGTGTGTGGACCATAACCCGTATGATTATAATAATCAACTATTGCCATTACTTTACCATTTGGTTTTCGTTTTCCGGTTTTTAAAGTTATAGTTCCATAGTCATAATAATTATCTTTTTGACCACTATCAAATATAAAGTTATTTGTAATATTATGAGCATTTGCAGTATCAGACATAGCCGCAAGTAACATAGCATTTGTAACTTCGGTTGAGGGGTCTAAAGAAGTTACGACCGCAACCAGTTTATTAATGTCTGCTATTTCTAAACTATTAGTTACACCAGGTACAGCATTTATTGTTGTTCCTAAATAAATTTGTCCAGAATCTGCCTGAATCGTATTTGATGAAGCAGAAGTCACATTAGCAACTGTAACATTTCCTGACACTAAAGTTTTTTTACCAAAGTCATTCTTGCTCCCTTTCATCATTGTAGCAATAACATATAGTCTTTTACCCGAATAATCTTTTGCATTTACAACACTTGATTCAACATTAATTGATAACTGATCGCCAGTTGCATTCAATGAAATGGATCTATTATCCCCATAAGAAGAACCTGAACTATTGCTAAATTCAATATATTCTCCTTCACCAGCAAAATTCGTAGTAAAAACTAAATAATTTGCATCTGCGATAGCGGAGGAAACATTTCCCGCACCAGTTTGTGGATAAAACAATTCTCCTGTTCCTGGTGGAGCAGTTATAGTTGCCAAATTTTGAGTAAGGTCCGCTGTAAATCCTCTTTTTATTTTATAAGATGCATCTGTCAAACTCGCAAGGGTTTTGTTTTGAAAAGGAAACAATAGGGATCTTTGATCTTCATTATTATCATGTAGAACAGTATTTCCAGTCTCAGTCAAATCACTTTTACCGCTAACATCAATATTCATGGCATTATCAAATTTCTGACTACCATCTGTATTTACAAGAGACCTAATATCCTTAACTCCAAAATTTATAGAATAAGTTGTAACGCCAAATTGAGTTGCTTGTGTTAATGCACTATCTAATTGTGCAGTATATGCTGAGGCGTCAATAGTTCCGTCTACAAGTATATCATAACCACAGTCAACATCAGACCTCTCACCCGACCATGAAATAATTCTTCTTGTATCTGAAGTATTTACACCCAAATATGCCGTATTAACTGTTATCGTTGCTCCATATAAACAATTGACTGTTGGAAAAGAATCAGATCCAGTTTCCTTTAAATTGATAAGTGAACTATTAGCAAGAGATGAAGCTACTGCTCCAGTTGATTTATTAAATCTAAAATCAAATAAATGAGCATCATATACTGCAGGAAATTTTGTATGATAACTACCGTTTGCAAGACCACCAGATAGCCACCCAAATTCATCAGGAGAAACAGTAGATGATCTTCCTGCTCTAAAATCAAGTTGTCTTAATCGTGCTGTTCCTATTTTTGTATTTGCTATTGATGCGGCTGAAGTATTATCAAGACCAGTATATTTAATTCCTGCAGTATTAGCATTGTGAGTAATAATATTTCCAGTTGCGGGTCCATGAACTTTTGATGTTGAGGGCCACTTAACAATATGTAAGTCCAGTAAATCAGCTCCAGTACCCCCAGATGTTGTATTAATAGATGCCGTATTTACACCCAAAGTAAAAGCAGTATTACAAATAACATCTGTTACCACTGCATATGGTCCAAATTCAACTCCCTGTTTTTCTAAGGTAACTGTTTCTGTGTCTCTTGCTTTATTCAAATTTATATATGTTGGAGATAAAGTTTCATGCTCAAATCCTTTAATATATGCTTTTCCTGGACTTAATTCCGCAGACATTTTTGTAGAAACACCTATTCTTTGATTAATGCTTCCATTACCCAAAGATGTTCCAGTTGTTAATGTAAGAGCCGTGGTATTTCCTATTGATGTAACTTCAGCAGTTTTTGAAGTATTACTAGAAAAGAATATAGTATCACCAACATTAACATCTGCTATAAAATTCGCACCATTAGCAGTAACCATTGTATCTGTATTTGTTGTTGTTCTATCACTTGCAGTTCCACTAATTTTATGATCAATAATATCAAGAGAAAATGGCCTAACTGTAAAATCTCCAGAAGCATCAAATGTTCGTCTTGCTAAAGTCTTTTCTATATTTCCCATAATAGGAAATTTTACTTCTTCAATCTTTTCACCATTTTCTAATCTTAATAGTTCAATAAAATCAGAATCCGAACTTTTAGCAATTGGATCAGTTACTCCCGTTACGTATATAGGTGTTCCAGATGCAGGAGTTGAGGGTCTACCTTGTATTAGATAAGAAAATTGTGTAGTAGATCCAACTGATGAAATTGTAAATTTTCCATTATATTCTGTATCAGTTGCTCCCGATACAACTATGACATCACCAACAGATAAGTTGTGATCAGTAGTTGTTGATATACTTACTGTTCCTGATCTATTATCTTTTGTATTAACAGAAAATGTTACACCAGATGATGCTATTGTTTTACCGTTTTCGAAATAAGATTTTGTTGATAATGTTAAATCAATCTTGTATCTATTGGCTCCAGGAGCAGAATAATTAGGGGTTCCTATTGCATTATCTAAAAGTGTAGTATCTTCAATACTTGAAACAATAGTTTCTACAATTGATAAGCCTATTCTTGTAGAGGGGCTATTGTTTTTAGTATCTAAAACATGATTTTGAGGAGAAACATGTATAAAATAACCACCAATATAGAACAGTCCTTCATTAACACTAACTATAGAACCAATACCAGAAGCCAAAGATGTAGATGTAGTTGCTCCAGTTAATCCTTCATCTGCTCCTGCTACAGTCGCAAAATATGTTGTTCCTGTGTCAATCGTATTAATTGTTTCATTGTCTAAAAATTTAGTATCATCAACATAATTTATCATCAAAATATCTAAATTTGTTGTCGAAAAAAGTTTACTCGTTACAACTTCTGCTTTTGCACCAGATGTTTGACCTTGAACAATTCTACTATTAAAATTTCCTGAAACAATTGCGATATTTGAATATGTTGGTTTTAATTGTAAGGAATTAATTTTATTATTTAAAACTAATTCTGCTCCTAAAACTTTAGACCCATCTTGATAGAGAGTGTCTCCTGTTCTTTCTAATTGATTTTGAAGAATAGATTGTATTTGATTCAATTCTCTCGCCTGAACCGAATATCCAGGACGATATAAAACCTTATAAAATTTGTTTGCTTCGTCAAAATCATCATAATAAGGTGATATGTTAAAATCTTGTGTTAATTTAGACATTTGTTAAAACTCCAATACAATCTTAAAATCTTCTACTTGATTCTGCAATCTAGTAATTTTTGCTCTATTTTCGATATAAAGTACATCACCACTATATGGTTTCATTCCTGGTTGAGCAACACCATTTGCAGAGATAGTTCCGGTTGAACTTGTATTTGCACCAGTCACAACAGTACTATCTAGAAAAGTACCCTTTACTTCATTTATTCTTAGTGTATTATTATTTAGAAAATCAACAACAACACCATTAGCAGAACTATTTGCTAAAGACGTTCCTGTAAAAACTTTTTCATCTGGCTGAAAAGATCCAGCAACAGCCCCAACTGTTATAGTTGTTGATTGATCAGATAAAGATTCTGTAAAAAATGCAAGAGTATTTGCAGATTGTAGAGGATCTCTCAATAAACCCACTTGTCTAAAATCATTAGATACTGTAAATCTTCCTGATTCATTTCCAGAAATACGAGAATCAATCATAATTCTATTTCCACCCAATTCTTCAATAGCACTTTTACCATGTCCTCCTATGGGTCCTATAATAACTGTAGCATCCGCTCCTGATCCATGAGAAGAATTAGCAAAAATAGATGGGTCTGCCACAGTATAGTTCGATCCTTGTTGTGTAACAACTATCTCTGTTATACCATAAGTTGAATTTCCTCTTGCTCTTCCTTTAAAAGTAGTCCCATCTCCATTTATTGTAATTGATGGAGCTACTTCATAACCAGAAACAGTAGTCGGTGTAATTGTAAAAGCAGGACTTACCGTTATTCTTTGAAGTAACGAATCATATTGTGTAATTGTGGTCTGTTCTCCCTGTCCTGCATTATTTACCACAAAAATAGTTGAATTTACATATAGACCATCTGTAGTACTATTTGCACTTGTCGATAATTGCATTACCGTAGAATTAGTTACACTTGCAAAAAGTCCAGTATCAAATTCATATGTTGATAATGGTATAGTAGAAATTGTCGCTCTTGCATTAGATGTTCCTCCTAAAACAACTTCACCATCGACAAATTTTGTATTTCCCGCACTAACTCCATAAGTTAAATTATTTGCCGCAGAAGTAAAACTAACAAGAGTACCATATTGATTCGATACTTGACCATGCAAACTTTCGCCAGAAATAAAATCTTGAGCATCACCAACGGCATTTTGCGGACCAGCTGTAAATTCAACTTTAAAATCACCATTTGATGTTTTATTAATAATATCTATTTGCCCATCAATGGTAGCATCTTCAACAGCAATTTGTCTAGTATCTACACTTTTTTGTACAGGAATATATTCAGATGTTACAAATTTCAAAGTATCTTGAGATGTAACTGTATACATATACTTCCATTTATATCCATCAGCAATCTCAATAACTGCTGAACCCGTACCAGTTGGCTTAATTGTTGAAGCTCCATTTGACAAATTATTTTGTAAACATTTATATACATTTAATTCTTCTGTAGCAACATAAAAATTATTTGATAACTGATATGGATTTATATGACTATAAGCAGTATATGTGGTATTCGATTCCCAATTATGTCTCGTAATAATGTGTTTAACATCTGCAGAAGTAACTTTTTTTGCGGCAATTATCTGATCCCAATAACTATATAAAGTGTTTGCTACAGCTTCATTGGGTGCCGGGGGAGTATCTTCATCATCCCATTCTTGAACTTTTCCAATAAACAAATATAAATTTGTTGCTGAAGTTTCTCCAAGAGATTCAATAAATTGTTCTGCGTTGTGTACTTTAAATTTTGTTGTTACTAATCTAGCCATATCTTTATTTATGTTAATAGAAAAATTTTATGTTTGTATAAATTTTGGTGTTTGATTATTAAATATTGATAATGTTTCATATTTAAAACTGCCTTCAGTTGATGTGTTTCCAAGATACGCCGAATTAGCAGTACCTATTCCATCTTCAAGAAGCAACAATCCTGTAGTACTTGAATTAACTGTCAAATTCATAAAATTATTTGAAGCATCATAAGGATTTGATAACGATATAGTAGTTGCGCTTCTTTCTAAATCAAAATTTCTATATGAATGTAAGGTTATAGTTTGTTCAGTTGTTCCATTGCCCAATGCTATATTTAAATTTAAAGTTTGATCAGTTATTGATAAAACTTTTGCTTTAAGAGATGTATTAGAAGATAATGTAATAACATCATTTACTAATAAATCTTCACCGAAAAAAGAATTTGTTCCTACTAAAGTGGTATTCCCTGACAATACACCATTAACATTAGTTGATCCTCTTACTGTTGTTTCAAGCAAATTATAAAACTGTATATCTTCGTTATCAAACTTAGTTGAAATGGGATTAATCATATTCTGAATAAGGTTATCATTATCTTCCATAATAAAACTTCCTGGAGAACCCGATGTCGCTCCCTCTAAAGCTATATTAAAAGCCGTATCCGTACTTATTGCAGTATTTCCTATTAAACATGTTGAATTTATTATTTCAATAACTTTTGTGTTTTGCTGAGTTGACAGCATTTTAATTCTATCATCTATTCTAAAATCTGCTTGAAAATCTGTTGCAGTTCCAAATATTACATTTGATTTTACATATTGAAATGTTGCAGTTGTAACTGAGTCATTATTTTGATATATACTATCTTCTAATGCTATAACTAATCCATATCCTTCTTCTAATGAAAGAGATCCTGTCAAATCTGCAGACCCGCCCTCTAAAATCATATTATATGTTGTTATATCAATTGATGAAGTATTTCCAACTGTGGAATTTGCATTACTTGAAGTATCAAACTGACCATTACATGAATGCAAAATTAATATGTTATTATTTGCATCATCTAATTCATGTTTAAAAACAACACCAGTTGATTTTTTACCTGATGCACTCATTTGTGTAACCACACTATTTGCAACAAAATTAGCATTAGCACTATAAGTATTGGGCACAGTTGAAGTCTTAGGATAAGTATCACCTAATCCTATAATAGAAATAACATTTGATGATGATGTATTTATTGTACCTACTAAATAATTTTCTAATCTTAACTCTCCATAAGAAACTTCAAAAGATTGTTCATTGTCAACAACAACATGTCCTCCTTCAACATATGTTGCTGAAAAATCTGTTGTTGTTATAATTGTAGTCATATCCCAATAATCATTTAATGTATGACCAGTTGTTGCGGCAAATATAATTGTTACACCGTTATTTAATTCTTGTACTCCTGTTCCCATGGCAACACCAGTTGCTTCCCAAGTAGATCCACCATCATCCGACCAAGTAAATGTATCAGTAGCGGCGGCCGCATCAATTTTCAAGATCGGAAGAGCACACGTCAGAACTCCAGTCACAACCAGATCTCGTATGCCGTCTTCTGCTTGAAAAAAAAAAAA